TTTGAGTGTAAAACATTTTCACAAGCAACTATAGTTTGTCAAGAAGTATAGTTTCAGTAAATAAATTCAGAGGGTGTTAAATACCCTCTTTTTTTTATGATATATAATAGTAACGTATAATATGATTGGTATTTGAATGGAACCAATAAGAGTAAGATGTAGGTCCTGTGGGAAGGAGATAAAAGCTGCTGCGGGAAAATCAGTTTGTTGTGGTTGTTCTAACATGACAACCATCAAGGGAGATGTCATATCTGCCGTGGATCTTAGTAATGTAATTATGTTAAATACATACTCTTGTAATGAAAATATTGGTCTTTCATCAGAGCAATTGAAGTGGCAAGAACAGCGTAGAAAACGTAAAGTTCGTAAGTTAGATTTTGAAATTCGATAAATAATTGTACTTAGACCTACAACTCACCACTCTTTTCAATATGTGAGGCGGTCAAAAGGGAAGTTTTTTACAGACGAATGGATATCAAAAAGGAACTCGATGAGGTTCAAAAAAAGATAGACGAAATTAAGAAAAGTCAGGAGACCCTGAAGAAAATTACAGAATTACAAGAAAAACAGGATAAAAAGATGGCGAAACGACCATATAACTATCCTTATGAGATGATATGATATAATAAAAATAATAGATATTTAAAAAAATCTACCACAATCATGATAAAGCAACTAATTACAGAGTTTCCTTTAACTGATGTTCCTGTAGAAAGAACAGTCACTGAGGAGAAAATCAGAAAGTATACCTACACTAAAGATGAAGTGGATGTATTAATTTCTGCTGCTGTAGAAAAAGCAGTCGATGAAGCAAGAAAGATTGATGAAGAGTCAATGGCAAAGCATAATCGTGATGCTACTGTTCTTAGTATGATTTTAGGATTCACTGCTCTTGCTTTGTTTGTGGATGGTTTATTAAGAGTATTAGGAATCGTTCCACCCTTTATGGATTTAGATGTTAATATCTTAGAGAAGATTGCTGATAAGGTTGAGACTGATGTTATAGATAGAATACGACAAGTACCTATTCAAAAAATATTTCATCGATGAACGATATTTCTGTTTTTATATACCTTATGTGTTTCGCAGCTGTGTTCGGTATGACATGTGTATACATGGCTATGATGATGAGGTCAACCTTATCAGATTTTGATAAGACACCAGTTAAATCTTATGGTGATGCGATGAGAGCATATAAGATGCCAGCACCACATCCAGAGATGGAAGGTGTAAAGACAGGAGATGAGTTATTAATCTTCACACCAGAAGAATATGACGATGACGACGATGATGATGGAGGTTCGTACGTATTACCGACTTGACTTTTGACCTTAAAACTTATATAATAACTTTATAAACCGTTATAGAGCAATGACTCTGACTACTAAATTCAAAAAAGACATAAGCACTCTTCGTGCTGCAGCAAACAAAGAAATATTTTTGGATGTTAAATATCCAAAGTTATATAAAAAAGTAAAAAGATATTACGAAGGATTACAATATATCAAACTAGAGGGAGAAGATCCTGACGCAGACTATAATGCTGTGATAGAATGTATTATAGAAGACTTAAACCAATGATTGAAGTATTAGTACAAAATGATCCATACAGGTATGTTAAAATGCCTAATCTCTTAGAGAATGGTAAACCCGACTATCGTATTCAGAAGTGGAACAATCACAATGGTTATAATGATATGTACCTCTGTGATAACTTCATGCAGTTCAAAACTGCGATTGATGATTTTGAGTATACAAAGTGGTTAGATCCTGCGGGAGTGCCTTGCTATATAAAAGAAGATTAATATTTTAGAATATGAAAATTGGATTTAATTGCAGTTCATGTGATTTGTTTCATGCTGGTCATGTAACCATGATGAAAATGGAAAAGGAAATGTGCGATTACTTAAAGGTCGCTCTTCAAGTAGATCCAACCATAGACAGACCTGGAATTAAGAACAAACCAGTTCAATCAATATATGAAAGATATGTCCAACTCCAAGGATGTAGGTATGTTGATGAGATTCTTGTGTATGAAACTGAAGCAGATTTACTTAATTTAATTCAGACTCAAACAATTGATATTCGATTTTTAAGTGAAGAGTATAAAGATAAAGAGTTTACAGGTAAGCAATATTGTATTGATAATGGTATTGAAGTTCATTTTCATTTGAGAAGACATCAATACTCTTCAACAGAATTAAGAAATAGAGTGTATACCTTAGAGAAAGAGAAGAGAAAGGAATCAATAGATAAAGAAGTTTTAGGACAGTATTCTCCAGAACTATTAAAAAAGTATTTTCCTGATACATTATGACAATATTAGTAACTGGTGGAGCAGGTTTTATTGGTAGTAATTTTTTACACAATGCTGTTAATTGGTTTTCTGAAAAAATTATTTGTGTTGATAATTTGAGTTATGCATCAAATTATGAACAGATAAAAGATCTCCCGATTGAATTTTGTAACGCAAATATAATCGATCAGTATTATTGTGATTACATTTTTAAAAAATATAAACCAAAAACTATTTTTCATTTTGCTGCTGAAAGTCATGTAGATAATTCAATTAAAGATTGCTCAAAGTTTATTAGCACTAATATAGATGGAACTGTTAATTTACTTAACTTATCAGTAAAATATGATATTGAAAGATTCCATCACATATCTACTGATGAAGTTTATGGGTCATTGAATTATGAAGATCCCCCTTTCACCGAAACAACTCCATACAATCCTCAAAATCCTTATTCAGCATCAAAGGCATCAAGCGATCATTTTGTAGCAACTTATCATAATACCTATGGTTTACCAACTGTAATTACAAACTGTTCAAATAATTACGGACCTAGACAGAATAAAGAAAAATTAATACCTAAAATAATTTCAAACGTATTACAGAATAAAGAGATACCAATTTATGGAAAAGGAGAAAATATTAGAGATTGGATTTTTGTTGATGATCACTGTAGAGCAATTTTAGATATTTACTATGGTGGTGGTGTTGGAGAAAAATATAATATTGGTGGTGAATGTGAATTGAGAAATATTGATTTGGTTAAAAGAATTATAAATTTAATGGGTGCGGATGAAAAGTTAATAAAATTTGTTGATGATAGACCAGGACATGACTTGCGATATGCGATAGACAATGCTAAAGTAAAAAATACTGTAGCGTTTCATCCACAGTTTGACATTAAAACAGGATTAAGAAAAACAATTTCATGGTATGAAAATAACTAAGAATAATATTCAAGGATCATGTTTGATCACACTTGATAAGTTTGAAGATGAAAGAGGATTTTTTATTGAATCTTTTAATGAACAGAAATTTACAAAAGAAATAGGATTTTATGAATTTGTTCAAGATAATCATTCTAAATCTAAACAAGGTGTTTTAAGAGGACTACATTATCAAGTAAAACATCCACAAGGAAAATTGGTAAGGTGTACACAAGGATCAATATTTGATGTGATTGTTGATTTAAGAGTCAATTCACCATCATACAAAGAACACTTTACAATTACTTTACAAAAACCAGAAGAAATATTATGGGTTCCACCAGGTTTGGCACACGGATTTTATAATTTAGCAGAAACATCAGAGTTTGAATATAAGGTAACTGATTATTACTATCCTGAAGATGAAAGAACATTAATCTTTAGTTCTAATGAAATAGGAATCGTGTGGCCTTTTTATGATTTCTGGGGATTTCCAGAACCAGTTTTATCCTATAAAGATAAATTGGGATTATCTTTTAAGGATTGTGAAAAGTATGAATGGTAGTATAAGTTGCACAAAAACAATTTTTGTTGTATAATATATAAGTATAGAATTTTATTTTATAATGAGTGAATATAAAAAAACAGCATTAGTATTAGGTGCTGGTGGTTTTATTGGTAGTCATATGGTAAGGAAACTGCGTTCCGAAGGTTACTGGGTTCGAGGTGTAGATCTTAAGTTTCCAGAGTTTTCAGAAACAAAAGCAAATGAATTTGTTACAGGTGACTTAACACAGAGAAGTTTTGTTCATCGTGTAATTAAATTTAAAGGTTATCAAGGTAACTTCTATAATGAAATACCATATAAGATGGTAGAATGTTTTGATGAGATATATCAGTTTGCTGCTGATATGGGTGGTGCTGGTTTTGTATTTACAGGTGATCATGATGCTGAAATCATGCACAATTCTGTAAGTATCAATTTAAACGTTCTTGAAGAGACTCGTCTTTTAAACGAACAATTAGATAACTATCAACCAGAACATCATCCTAAAAAGCAACCAAAGATATTCTACTCAAGTTCTGCGTGTATGTATCCAGAACATAATCAACTAGATCCTAACAACCCTGATTGTAGTGAAGACTCCGCATATCCCGCCAACCCAGACTCAGAATACGGATGGGAGAAACTCTTCTCCGAGCGTCTTTATCTTTCTTATAACCGTAATTATGATATTCCTGTACGCATTGCTCGATACCATAATATCTTCGGGGCAGAAGGAACATGGGAAGGAGGAAGAGAAAAATCACCAGCAGCAATCTGTAGAAAAGTAGCATATGTTCCTAAGTCAGGAGGATCAATAGAAGTATGGGGAGATGGACAACAAACCCGTTCTTTTCTTTATGTTGATGAATGTGTAGAAGCAACTCGTAGATTAATGGATTCTGATTTTGAAGGTCCTGTAAATATTGGATCTGAGGAAATGGTTACGATCAATCAACTTGTAGACACTGCTGCGAAGGTTGCAGGTAAAGTTGTTGAAAAAGTTTATAAGTTAGACGCACCTCTTGGTGTTCGTGGACGTAATTCAAACAATGATTTAATTCGAGAAAAATTAGGATGGGACTATTCACAAACATTGGAGGAAGGTATTCGTAAAACATATAATTGGATTCAACAACAAATTGAGGATCGTAAATGAAATTAAGACATTGTAAATATGTCTCATCTACAGGTGGATGTAGTAAGTTAAATCATCCAGAGATGAATGATTTATATTGTATGTGGAATTGTGGTTTTTATTCAAATCAAAGTCAAGCATTCTTATCTTCTTTAATTTTATTGGAGCATGGGATAATGCCAGATCGAATTGATTACTCAATGGGTTTTAAAAGATTTAAACCAACTCCAGATAGAGATATTTTTCCAGATTTTTATGAAATTAATCCAGATCAAGAAGTAACACTTTTTAAAAAAGTTAATCTTCCTGATGAGAACAGAAGACAATTTGAATTATATGATTTTGATTATTACAATCAAGTTGTAAATAGATTTTTTAGACCAAGTAAAATTATTCAAGAACGAATGACATTTTTGGGTGAAAAATATAATATTGATCCAAGTGAAACAGTTGCAGTTCTTTATAGAGGAACTGATAAGTATACTGAAGTTCGTTTAGCACCACCAGAATCTTACATGAGTGCTGTAAAACAAATTCTAGATCAAACTTCTGCTAAAAAAGTTTTAGTACAAACAGATCAAACTCAAGTTCTTGATTACTTTAAGTCTGAATTGGGTGATAAAATTATTTCCTTTGAGGAAACACCATCAACATCTGGTACAGATGCCATGAATACTGTAATGGAAAATGAAGGTAAAGACACAATGGATTGGATGCAGTGGTTTGATGCTGCTCTAAGAGGAGTATCTCAGTGTGCCTATGTTGTTAATCACACAGGTAACTGTGGTCTTTGGATGAATCTATATCGTGGCAATGTACAAAATGTATTTCAATTTAATGAACTTGGTAACTTATAATGGAGTTGAATGATGATTACATGTGTTGAAATTGAAAATGATATAATTAAGAATAATCTTATTACTTCTGATTGGATTAGTAATGAGTATTTTTATAATACTTTTGAGTATGTAAACAATAGTGGATTATGGTTAGAATTTGGTGTAGCTACTGGAAGAACTATTAATATTATTTCTTCAAAAACTACAAATAAAGTATATGGGTTTGATACATTTCAAGGTCTTCCTGAAGATTGGGATGATCATCAGGCAAAAGGTGTTTATAGTCAAGATGGTGTTCTTCCGAAAGTTAATTCAAATGTAGAATTGATTATAGGATTGTTTCAAGACACTTTACAAAAATTTCTTGATGAGCATCCAGAACCAATTGCTTTTTTACATATGGATGCTGATTTATATTCTTCAACAAAGTATGTGTTTGATAATATTGAGGATAGAATCGTTCCTGGAACGGTTATTTCTTTTGATGAAGTTTATAATAAACAAGTATATCTTGATCATGAGATGAAAGCTTGGGTTGAATTTGCTAATAAGACAGAAATACGTTATAAATGGATTACAAGAACACCACACGAACAAGCATCACTTATAATAAAATGAATAAAGTATCCGATCTAATTTTTCATCATCACACATCTTTAGGTGATCATTTTATTTGTAATGCTATCGTTCACATTTATGCTGAAAATTTATGTGAAAGATTACATCTTCCTTGTCATAAAAGATACTACGATATAATTGAATGTTTGTATAAAGACTTTGATAATATTATAGTACATCCTTTTCATGATGACTGGGCAACTTTAGAAAAAGAAATGGTTGCTTTTGCTCAAGAAAAAAACTGGTCAATAACTAGGATTGGATTTGAAAATGTATACTACAGAAATTTAAGAAGAGAAAATTCACCACCAGAATTTTTTGCTGTTAATTTTGATCGTCAATTTTATGAACAAGCAAACATTTTATTTAAAGAAAGATATTTAAAATTTATTCTCCCAAAAGAAATTCCAAATGTTGATGAAGTTTATAATAGGTTGACAGATGGTGAAAAAGATTATATCATAGTACATAAGAACTCTAGTGCCGAAGGTGACTATCCGATAGATCTTTGGAGTTGGAGGAAAACATCATACAACAAAAATACTAAAATTATTGAAATTGCTTTGGGTCAAACATCAAATATGCTTTCGTATATGAAATTAATTGAAAATGCGAAAGAGATTCATTGTGTTAATAGTAGTTTCTTTTGTTTAATTGATAGTGTTTGTATGAATATAAAACCAGATTTGTTCTATCATGATATTCGTATGAACAATATCACTCAGACTAACTGTTTGACAACTGGTGGACAAAGATGGACTGTAATTGATTATCCATTTAGAAAATGAAAAAAATAGCAGTCTCAACTTGGTGTACAGATGATTATGCTGTGTATCTTAAACCTGATAATTTAAAAAAATTAGTTAATCATTTTCATCCAGAAATTGATTTCCATATTGTAGGTACAAAACAAACTGAAGATATCAAAAAACAAAATCCTTGGATGTTAAAAGAAACAGTTCGATATCCAGATTGGATGATGGTTATGTCATGTCTTCCTTTTGTTGAAGATTATGATATGGTTATACATATGGATGCTGATTCTTTTTGTATTGGTAGTTTAGATAAAGTTATCGAATCTAATAAAGAATTAATTGGAGTTAGAAATAATAATTTTTTTGGAAAAGCTGGATCAGCACAACCATGTGTCAGTCCTTTTTATCAACCATATGGTGAAGGTCATATTAGTATAGAAAATTTTGTAAATGCTGGATTTGTTGCTTCAAACGATAAAGAATTTTGGTATGAGTGGAGAGACTTTAATAAGTATGTTGCTGAAAAAAGTGATGGAAGAGTTTTTAATTATCAACCATGGCCAATGATCCGAAATGAACAAGATACATGGAATCATATTTTTCATGCTAAAGATAAGTATACCTCTGAAATTATTGATCAGGAGGGTAGTGGAGTAACCTATGGTATTATAAATCAATGGGGTGAAAAAGATCATTGTGAAAGTTGGAAAGAACTGTATGTAAAAGATGATTCAATTTATATTGATCATCCAACAACAGATCAACCATTACGAACAAGTGTTCTTCATGCTGCTGGAGTTAGTACTATGGATGTTGTCAAAAATTATGGTGATCAATATCAATGGTTATATGGTATAATTAGTGAAGAAGTTACCGATTATATTAAATCTATTTTGGAAAACTGATGAAACAATTACAAGATTTTCTTGAGTCTATTTCTAATGAAGAAGGACTCTACCCATACATGCCAAATGGGAAACCATTTATACCTGGCAAATCTTCAGTGTATTACTCTGGTCCTTACTGGGATAATACAGAAATTGAAGCAATTTTTAAATGTTTTTTAACTGGTAAATGGCTTGCTTCTGGTGAAGAAGTTAATAAATTTGAAAGAAAATTTTCTAAAAAATTTAATAAGGAATCATCCTTAATGGTGAACTCAGGTAGTTCTGCTAATTTAGTAATGATCGCAGCACTAAAAAAATATTATGGATGGCATGATGGCGATGAAATTATTGTTTCTTGTGTAGGATTTCCAACTACAATTGCTCCTATTGTTCAGAATGGATTAAAACCTGTTTTTGTTGATATTGATTTCTCAGATTTAAACTGGGATGTTAATGAGATTGAAGATAAAATAACAACTAAAACACGAGCACTATTTTCATCTCCTGTTCTTGGTAATCCTTATGACTATGATATTGTACTGGACATATGTGATCGAAATCGTATTCTTATGATTGCTGATAATTGTGATAGTTTGGGTACAAAATGGAGAGGAAAATATCTAACAGATAATGCTGTTGTTTCTTCATGTTCTTTTTATCCTGCTCATCATATATGCACTGGTGAAGGTGGAATGATATCAGCTGATGATGATGAGTTAATTTCAATTGCTAGAAGTTTATCATGGTGGGGAAGAGATTGTTATTGTGTTGGTCAACAGAACTTACTTTCTTGTGGTGTATGTGGTAAAAGATTTTCAAAGTGGATTAAAAAATATGATGGCATTATAGATCATAAGTATGTTTATAGTCAGATGGGATATAATTTAAAACCAATGGATTTTCAAGGTGCTATAGGTTCTGTACAAATGGAAAAACAAGATGAGATACATCAACTACGTAGAAAAAATAAACTATTAGTTCAAGAACATTTTGAAAAAATTCCTGGTGTTCGTAGTGTAGGAGAACTTCCCGAAGCAGAGACTAGTTGGTTTGGAGTTCCAATCATATGTGATAGTAAAAAAATAAAGAATGATTTAACAAAACATTTAGAGTCTAATAAAATTCAAACAAGAAATTATTTTGCTGGAAATATACTAATGCATCCTGGCTATAGTCATTTAGATTATTATAAAAATTATCCAAATGCTTGTAAGGTTCTTGATTTAGTATTCTTTGTAGGATGTTCTCCTACTATTACTCAACCTATGATTGATTATATTGGAACTATTACTGATAAATTTATTAAATGAGAGTTGTAGATTATATTATTAATGAGGTATATAAGGTAGGAGTAAAACACGTTTTTACTATTACTGGTGGAGGAGCTATGTTTCTTAATGATGCTGTTGCTGCTCATCCTTCAATAACTCCTGTATGTAATCATCATGAACAAGCATCGGCAATGGCTGCTGTTGCTTATTCAAAATATACTGGTAAACCATCTTTAGTTTCTCCCACTACAGGATGTGGAGGTACAAATACAATTACTGGTGTTTTAGATGCTTGGCAAGATAGTGTACCTGTAATATTTGTTTCGGGAAATGTAAATTTAAATCAGATATCTCCTGATGGTGTTCGTAACTTAGGAGTTCAAGAAGCAAGAATAGTTGATATTGTAAAACCTATTACCAAGTACGCTAAATTAATTGAAAGTGTTGATGAAGTTGAAGAGGTGATTAGAGAAGCAATAAAGCAAGCAACAACTGGTCGTCCAGGTCCAGTATGGATTGATATTCCTATGGATATACAGGGTAAAAAAATAGAAACATTTTCTTTATTTGATGAACTTATAAAAGCAAAGAGACCATTGATTCTCGCTGGTGGTGGTATCAATTGTGCTGGAGTAAGTAGGAATGATTTTAGAGATTTTGTTAGGCATGTAAGAATACCTGTAGTTACTACATTTAATGCTGTAGATCTTATTGAATCTGATGATGAATATTTTGTAGGAAGAGTTGGTGTTAAAGGAACTAGGGCAGGTAATTTTGCGATGCAGAATTGTGATCTTTTACTTGTATTAGGATCTCGTCTTCCTGTTCCTACAACTGGATATAACTACACTACTTTTGCCAGAGATGCAAAGGTTATTGTTGTTGATATTGATAAGGAAGAACACTCTAAAAATACAGTTAAAATTGATAAATTTATTCATGATGATTTGAAATATTTTTTAAATGAAAATCGAGTAAGAGTTGATGTTTCAGAGTGGCAACAGAAGTGTTTGAAATGGAGAGAGTCTTGGCCTATTATTCCACCAAAAAAATCTAATAATACTGGTATCGATCTATATGATTTTATGGGTAAACTCAATACATATAAACCTGATGATAGTGTAGTTATTTCTGATGCTGGATCTGCTTATTATGTTTGTTCTCAAGCAACAGATATTAAAGGTAAGAATCGCTATATTACTTCAAGTGCTCAAGCAGAAATGGGATTTACAATTCCAGCATGTATTGGAGCTGCTTTTGCTGGATCTCCTTGTGTAATTGGAGTGACTGGTGATGGATCATTACAGATGAATATACAAGAACTTCAAACTATTAAACATCATAATTTACCAATCAAATTATTTGTATGGAATAATGATGGATATCTTTCAATTCGAACAACTCAAAAGAAATTTTTTGAAGGTAGAGAAATAGGAACTGATGATGAAAGTGGAGTATCATTTCCAGATTTATCTAAAATTGCTCATGCTTATGATTTGGAATATATTAAGATTCCAGATTATAACTCTCTTACCAATTCTTTAACTACAGTATTTTCTTTAGACATACCAATGATAATTGAAGTAATGTGTCAAAGATGGCAAGAAGTTGTTCCTACTTTAATGGGTAAGAAGAATGAAGATGGAACTATTTCAGCAAAACCATTAGAAGATATGTATCCTTTCTTGTCGAGAAAGGAATTTTATGATAATATGATTATTGAGACACTAGATTGATATGCCAGCAGATAACAAAGACAAGGTAACAATCTTAAAGTTACAGAAACAAAAAAAGAATACTGTAAAAACAGTTGGAGTCACAGCATATGATTATCCACAAGCACTCATGGCAGATAACTCTGGTGTAGATTGGGTATTGGTTGGAGATTCATTGGGAATGACCACACTCGGTTATAAAACAACTATACCAGTTACTATGGATGATATGTTACGTTCAGCCAAAGCAGTATCCCGTGGTGTAAAAAGAGCATTTACTGTTGGAGATATGCCTTACATGTCATATCAAATATCAAATGAAGAAGCAATACGAAATGCTGGAGAATTTATTCAAGCGGGAATGGATGCTGTCAAAGTCGAAGGATGTATGGTAGAAAGAATTAAATCAATATGTGATTCTGGTATTATGGTTATGAGTCATCTTGGATTAACTCCACATACTCGTGCTAAACTTGGTGGATATCGAGTTCAAGGAAAGACTGCGGATCAAACAAATATTATTTTAGAACAAGCATTAAAATTACAAGATGCTGGTTGTTCCTTTTTACTTCTTGAAGCTATGCCTAGAGAATCAGCAGCGATGATTGCTGAAAGTTTAGATATACCTGTATATGGTATTGGTGCTGGTGATAAAGTTGATGGTCAATTAGTTATTATGCATGATTTGATTGGACTATTTTGGGAGTTTAAATCAAAGTTTGTAAAAAGATATTGTGAGGCAGGTCAATTAATACAATCTGCTTTAACTGATTATGTAAATGAAGTTCGTGATTTACAATTTCCAGCACAAGAAAATTTCTATGAAATTAAGGATGATGAATTAGAAAAACTACTAGGCAATAGTAAATGGAAGTATGAAAAAGAATCTTAAAATTTTATTCACTGGTGGTAAAGGATTTATTGGAAGAGAAATTATACCTCTCTTTCGTAAAGATGGATATGAAATAGTAGATCCATCATCAAAAGAATTGAATTTGCTTGATAGTGATGCTGTAAAAAAATTTATTGAAAATGATAATTTTGATATCATAATTCATGCAGCAATGTGTAGTGGAACTGGAAGATATGGGAAACCTGATGGATTAGAAGTCATGTATAAAAATATAAGAATGTTTGAAAATGTTTTTAGATATGTAAATGAGGTTGATAAATTTGTAAATTTTGATAGTGGAGCATCCTTGTTTAACAAATCTCAAATACCAGAATCTGCATATGGATTTTCAAAGTATTGTATTGCTCGAAGTGTTGATAAGGAAGTTAATGGAATTAATGTTAGGTTGTATGGTTGTTTTGGATCTTCAGAAGATCCTAATAGATTTTTAGCAATCAATATTAAAAATTATATCAATAAAAAACCAATTAAAATTTTTAAAAATAGACAGATGGATTTTATGTATGTAAAGGACATCTATAAAAACACTTTATATGCTATAGAAAATAATGTAAAAGATATTAATTGTGTTTATGAAGGGAAAAAATATCTAACTGATATCGCAGACGTTGTTAATCATCTTGATAATCACTCAGTTGATGTTATAGTTGAGAATGAAGGATTTGATTCACCTTATACAATAAATGCTAAACCAACAGATATAAAATATATTGGTTTAGAAAAAGGTATTCAGGAGTGTTATGAAGACTATCTTTGTTAATGGTACATTTGATCTTCTTCATCGAGGACATCTAGAACTTTTAAACTATGCTAAGAGTTTAGGAGATTATCTTTGCGTTGGTATTGATACTGATGTTCGTGTTAAAGAAAAGAAGGGTGAGAAAAGACCAATACATAATCAGAATGAAAGAAAGTTTTTTCTTGAGAATTTAAAAGCAGTTGATGAAGTCAGATTGTTTTCAAATGATTCTGAATTAGAAAATTTGGTAAAATCTGTAAAACCTGATATAATGATTGTAGGATCAGACTGGAAAGGAAAATCAGTTATAGGATCTTACTATGCTGCTGAACTAAAATTTTTTGATAGAATAGATAACTATGCCACAACAAAAACAATTGAAAGTATTATTAATAGGTGATAGTTGCACTGACGAATATGTTTATGGATCTTGTGAAAGATTAAATCCAGAAGCACCAGTTCCTATTCTTAAATTTAATCGAAAAGAAACTAAGAAAGGAATGGCATGGAATGTAAGAGAAAATATAGAATCATTTGGAATTGAAGTTTATATGATTACAAATCAAGAAACAATTACTAAGACAAGATATATTGATGAAAAATATAATCAACAGATATTGAGAGTAGATAATGAACCAGACTTAAAACCAATGGAATATGATTTGCCAGATGGACATTTTGATGCACTTGTAATATCTGATTATGATAAAGGTTTTTTATCAAATGAAAAAGTATTTGAATTGGTAGAATGGTTTGATGGTCCTGTCTTTATCGATAGTAAAAAAACTAAATTACCAAAGGAATCATGTTTTGTTAAAATTAATGATTTAGAATTTAGTAAGTTAGATAATCCAGCAGATAATTTAATTATTACTAGAGGTAGTAAAGGAGCAGAGTATCAGGGTGAATTATATCCTGGTGAAAAGGTAGATATTTTTGATGCCGTTGGTGCTGGTGATACTTTTCTTTCAGCACTGGTTTACTTTTATCTAAAATATGGTAAGATAGAAGAAGCAATACCATATGCAAATAAAGCAGCTGCGATTGCGGTTTCTAATTTTGGAACTTATATTTTAACTAAGGAGGATGTCAATGAGATATTGTGTTGATATAGATGGAACAATTTGTACTCCTACTGTCGGTAGGGATTACTCTACAGCACAACCTTGGAAAGATCGTATAGATAAGTTAAATAAACTTTATGATGAAGGTCATGAGATTATTTACTTTACTGCTAGAGGAATGGGAAGATTTGATGGTGATCCAAATGCCTCAGTTAAAGCTTCTGCTTTACTATTTGATCTCACTGAAAATCAACTCAAATCTTGGGGATGTAAGTATCAGGTTTTGATACTTGGAAAACCACATGCAGATTATTTTATAGATGATAAGGGGATTAATTCTGATGAGTTCTTCGGAAATTAAAATAGTACCAAAAGGTTGGGGTTATGAAAAATGGATTGTCAATACTGATGAGTATTGTGGCAAACTCCTTCATTTTATAAAAGGAAAAAAATGTTCTTGGCACTATCATAAATTAAAAGATGAAACTTTCTATTTACAAGAAGGAAAACTTCTGGTAAAATATTCAGATAATGATAATTTAAATGAGGCAACTGAAATTATTTTGGAAAGAGGAGATAAGTTTCATGTTTACAGAGGATTAAGACATCAAATGTTTGCGATGGAAGATACAGATATGTTTGAGTTTTCGACTCAGCATTTTGATTCGGATAGTCACCGTATTATAAAAGGAGATTAAAATGAGTGAAATTTCGTTAGTAGAAGGACAGCACCGTGGTTTTCTTTCTAATTATTTGACTATATTAACCAGTTTTAGAACTTTAGAAAAGGAAGGAGTTGATTTAGAAACAGTATCTGTTTCACCATCGATGTTTATGCTCTATGGTAATCCTTCAAATTGGTTTGATGAATCTAAAGTATCTGATGCACCAAAGTCATTCAATACTCAGGATGGGTGGGATTGTGATTATCCGTGGGGATCATTTAGAGATTTTGATTTAGATAAGTATCGTAAATATTTTCCCTTCAATAAAAGAATACAAGATAAGTTAGATAATATTTCAAAAGAAAAATATCAAAATAGTTTGGCAGTTCATTATAGAGGAACTGATGGTGTAGGTCATACGCATCGTGTATCTGTTGAAGATTATATTCAATCAACTGATGATGAATTTAAGACTGGTGGTTATGATAGTATTTTTGTAGCAACAGATCAGTCAGATGTAATCGATAAATTTAAAGATCACTTTAAAGATGTTAAAATATTTCATTATGATCATCAACGAACTCTAAGCACTGCTGGTTTACACTATTCAATTAATGCTCAACCAAATACTCCAGAAAGAATCTTAGCTGGTGATGAGGTAATTACTGATGCATATACATTATCAATATGTAAAACTTTAATTGCCAAGTCATCTAATATATCTAATTTTGCCAGAATACTAAATCCTTTCTTGGAAACTTTGTATCAAGATTTAGATAGTAGTAATGATCACGGAGATCATGCTGATTTTGAAAGTCAAGACCATTTAGAAAGATTTCCACAAATTCGTACAAAAGATATACAACCATTTATTTTTAATTGGAGAAATCAATTTAAAAAAACTTGTGCAATTGAAGATAGTCTCAAAGAAATTTTCGATGAAGTTACAGTTATTAATAGTGATGAGGAGAATACAAGAGAAGGTTGGATTGATTTAGGAGATGAAGCATACTTTACGGCACAATTTAGAAAAGCACTTGAACTGTTTAAGGATAGTAAAAAAGTATTAATGCACTGTCAAGGTGATACAGTATTTGGTAATTATGATCAGTTAGTCAAGGATGCTCGAAAGTATTTTAATCTATATGAATGGGGTGTTTACGCACCTGATGTAACAAACGTCTGGTATACTCCAGATCAAACTGATATTAATGGTATTGAATCTGAGGATGATAATATTAAAATGGTGGCATGTACTGATGAGACTGTATGGTTTATTCATCGGGATATCATTGATGAATATTATGAAAGAAACTTAGATAAGATTATGACTCACGAAAAAATGAAAATGGGTTGGGGATGGGATCTTGTTATGAATGGTATGTCCTTCATTAAAGGAAGACCAGTCATCAGAGATTATGCTCATCAAATTGAACACGCAAAAGGAACAAATTATAATAAAAGTTCTGCGGGTGAAGAGATGGGAAATCTTTGGAATAGTTTACCAGATGATTTAAAAGAATCTATCAGTTATATTAAAGGTGATAGAGAAAAACTAATTAAGTATTTTTCATAATGGATAAAAATAAATCAAGTTATAAGTTAAAAGGAATACCAAATAGTTATTGGTTAAATTTAGATAGTGATACACATCGTCGTGTGTATATGGAAGCTCAATTTAAATATTGGGAAATTGATAATCATACTCGTATCTCTGGTTTTGATGGTAGAGATGATGATGTATGTCAATACTTGAGTGGTATTGCTCCAGATGATATGTCACTCAATGAAATTGGATGTTGTATGTCTCATTTGAAAGCAATTAAACATTTTTATGAGAATACTGATGATCCATATGCCTTGATTTTTGAAGATGATATAGTACTTGATACAGTAAAGTATTGGAATTTCACATGGAAAGACTTTTTTAAAAGACTACCGATTGATTGGGATTGTGTACAGTTAGCGATTATATGTACAGGAGATATACATGTATGTCTACATAATCACTTCATAAATGATTTTTCGGCAGCAGCATATTTAATTACAAGACATCATGCTGCAAAAGTTTTAAAGAATCACATACGGAAAGATAAGTATAAACTTGATAATGGTGTTAAACCAAGAGCAGTCTCTGAGGATACCATCTTAGGATCTGGAAAAACTTATTCAATTCCTTTCTTTTTATATCGTCTTGATATGGGATCAGCGATACATCCAGAACATATAGATGTTTTTCACAAAGGAAGTTATAATGCTTTAATGAATTTTTGGCAGCAACAAGGATATGAGATGAGTATTGACAAGTTAATGGAATACAATCCATACGCAGGGAAAATTACAGAACCGTCAAAGCAGTAAAGAAATATACATAAGTTTACATTATGGGTGTCATAAGACATCCTTTTTTGTGTCAGGAAGTCCAAATGTTAAGAAACTTGACAAAATTTAATATTTACTATATAATATTGTTACATAAATTAATAAAACTTAAATGACTGTTACAACAGAATCAGGTGGAAGACAAAATGCTTTCCCAACTGAAACTCGTCCTTACATTGATAAGTCTGTATCATATGAAGGATATCCACAGAACGCTGAGAAAGTCAATGGTCGTTGGGCTATGATTGGTTTCGTAGCACTATTAGGTGCTTACGCAACAACAGGACAAATTATTCCAGGTATCTTCTAATGGATAAGAATCATTCTTATTGGAGATATGCTGAAAAGGTCAATGGTCGCCTAGCGATGCTTGGTCTAGTAATCGGCACAGTTAACTACGGTCTATTCGGATGGATAGCACCAGGTTTCTTTTAAAAAATGAAACTTAATTCACAATTCACAATTAACACAAGGTACAAACTCATGACACCAGAAGCAGAAAGATTTAACGGTTGGGCAGCAATGCTTGGATTCGTAGCAGCAGTAGGAGCATACGCTACAACAGGAAACATCATTCCAGGTATATTCTAATGACAGATAAAGAATCAAAAACAGTAGCAGAAAAACTTAATGGTAGACTAGCAATGTTAGGTATCATCGCAGGTTTAGGTGCTTACCTAACAACAGGACAAATCATTCCAGGTTTCGTCTAATGAACTCAGTAAAGAGACAACCAGTTCCA